TTCTTTATCTTACCTAACCTAATTCGTTCTATCTGAGCTGGCTTATTACTGTCGTAGTGCTTCTTAGAATATAGCTTTGCTTTTGCCTTGCGAACTTCTAGGTCTTTGTAGGGCATAAATACTCCACTAATCTGTTGACACCAAAACAATAACATAGTATAAAGACTGTATCAACCGGGAAATTAAATCCGGCTCATTAGACTGCCCCGGCGGACGCATACAAGACTAATGAGCTTACTTTGTATGGAGAAATTCAAATGGCATTTACCACATTCAGCGGTCCAGTTCGTTCATTAGCAGGTTTCGTAGAACCTGTAATATACATCAAAGCTACAGACGTAGTATCAGGTGCAGTTAATGTTTCTGCAACAGGTAACATCGTAATCCTTTCACCAGCAGATGGTGGCCCAGCTTCAACATGTACATTAGTATTACCAGAAGTAGTAAGCGGTGATTTCACCCTAACTTCACAACCAGCCGATGCTCGTTACAATGGCGCTAAAGGTACTATCTTGAACTACGGCGCAGTTGATCACGTTTTAGGCGGCTACGGCACTAATGACTCAACATCAACAGCAGGCCAAAAAGTTAACGGCTCTACAGCTGGTGTAGTTATCCCCGCAGGTTACGGCGTTCAATTCGGTGGTAATGGTAACGACGCAGCACCTTGGGCCGCTACTAACTCAGTATTGTCCACAGCTAACACATTCTAATTAATCTTGGGGCTTCGGCCCCGCTTACAATCTAAGGAGATTAATTATGAGCATAGTTTCATCAATAACCCGCGTAGGCACGTATGAGCCATTCGAGTTACAAGTTGCACGTGGTCAAATCACAATGCATCGAAGTTTTTGCCAATTTGGCGCAAACGGGGCTGTCGGTACATCATTAGAAACGGTTTGGGTTGGTAGCAGTTTATATACCTTCCCTGCATCAGCTACTACTACAACTGTTTCAAGCTCTAGCGCAGATGATGCTTCAGCAGGTACGGGCGCAAGAACCGTATTGGTTGAAGGTTTAAATGCAAGTTACGAAGCTGTTTCTGAAACAGCGTCTTTAAATGGGCAAACTGGCGTAACTTTAACAAATCAGTATTTGCGTGTTAATAAAGTAACAGTTTTAACGGCAGGTTCTGGTGGCACTTCTGCGGGAAGTATTTATGTAGGTACTGGCACTGTTACCACTGGTGTTCCAGCAAACATTATTAACCGTACTGGTTCAAGCAGCAACGAAAGTGAGTCTGCATTTTATACTGTACCCGCTGGATACACAGCATTTATTACTCGGTTTACAATGTCTTCAGCTAACTCAACAGCAAACACTTCTACTAGATTTATATTGCGAATTCGACCGTATGGTGGTGTTTTTGGGTACAAAGCTATATATAATATACCTGGAAACGGTATATATGAGTGTGAAGCAGCATATCCACTAGCAGTGCCAGAAAAGACAGACCTTGATATTTTATCATTAACAAGCGCCGACAGTGCCTACGCATCAACTCAACTACAAATCGTCTTAATTAAGAATGACGGTGTTTCGTAATGAGCATAGAAAGAGAATTAGCAGTTCATGGGACTGAGATTAAACATCTACAAGCTGATATGGATAGACTTGTCGCCGATATGGACGACATTAAAAAGACGCTTAATGACATTAATTCAACCCTTGCAGAAGCCCGCGGTGGTTGGAAAGTCTTAATGATGGTTGGCGGTGCTGGCGGTGCTCTTGGCGCTGTAGTTACTCAATTCGCACATAAACTATTTGGATAGGATAAAAAATGGCAATTACACTAAAGAAAAAAGTTACCGAAGCTGCAGAAGAAGTAGCAGTAGAAGAAGTGGTGGTAGCTAAGGAAGTTAAAGAAACGCCTGCCCCAGCAAAAGCACCTGCTACAGGTACAAGTTGGTTTATGAGCAAGTAATCATGCCAAGCAAGAGTAAACCTCAAGCTAAACTAATGGCTGCTGCGGCACATAACCCTAAATTCGCTAAGAAGGTAGGTATTCCTACTAAAGTAGCAAAAGAGTTTAACGCAGCGGACAAAGGTAAGACCTTTAAAAAAGGCGGCGTGTCATTAGCTGTTGGTCGTGGTGAGAAGTTACCAGTATCGCAAGGTGCTGGACTTACTGCCAAAGGCCGCGCAAAATACAATGCAGCAACGGGGTCGAACTTAAAAGCTCCTCAGCCAGAAGGTGGTCCTCGCAAGAAATCGTTTTGTGCCCGTATGTCAGGTATGCCAGGCCCAATGAAAGACGAGAATGGCAAACCTACTCGTAAAGCAGCGTCATTAAAACGTTGGAAATGTTAAAGGAACTAATATGGCTGACAATAAAGCAAAACCAGTAAACGTAAAACCAGTTAAATCTGAAGCAACTGACGAAGATTATACGCCTCCTGATATTAAGGATAAGCTACAAGACATGAAGAACAAAAAAGCTGCTGAGAAGTATGAAGCAACTAAATCATACAAAAAAGGTGGCGATGTAAAATCTGATTTAGCCCAAGATAAAAAGATGGTTAAGAAAGCAGTAAAGATGCATGATGACCAACTACACGGCGGCAAAAAGACTAACCTTAAATCACTAAAAAGCGGCGGCTGTACTAAAATGGCTCGTGGCGGCGGTATTGAAGTTCGCGGTAAAACCCGCGGGAAGATGTGTTAATTATGGCTACGTATGCTGGGGCTGAGAGTTGGAATGACAACACTAAGAAAGACGCTAAAACACTAGCTAAGCTAGAAAAAAATAAAGCTAAAATGGAAGGCGCATTTTATTCTACTGGAAGTAAAGCGGTTACAAAAAAAGAAGTTGACGCTGAAGAGCACGCTAGAAATAAACTGTTAAATTTTAACGAGACAGAGCAAGAATATTTAAAGCAACGAATTTTAAACGAGTACCCTAAAGATACAGAAGATGGTGAAGGACGTAAGTCAAAAAATACGCAGGGGTATGGTAAAGAGCCGGTAGTAAAAAACGCTAGAGGCGGTTCAATAAGTTCAGCATCTAAACGTGCTGATGGTTGCGCAATGCGCGGAAAGACAAGGGCATAATATGAAAGACTACGACGTATGGGAAAAGTATCTAGCTGACAAAGCCGCTGGTAAAAAAGCGAAAGAGGAAGCTAAATACGAAGCTGGTAAACGTGCATTAGATTCTAAGTACGACCAGAAAAAGAAATCTGAAGAGATTGCTAAAGCAGCTAAGCTGAAGATGGCTAACGATGCTGTTGAGTCACATCGCCGTGCGGGTAATCTTGCTGGTGGTAAACCACAATACGTTATAGACAACGAGAAACGTATTAAAGATTGGGAAGCTAAGCAATCTGCTAAAAAAGCAGACGACAAGTCAACAAAAGTAACTAAGAAAGAAGTTACTGTAGAGACTCCTACAGGCAACATCGGTTCACGTAATAGCTTTGATGCAGGTGAAGTTAGCCCATTTGCCAACCGCAAAGCAGAAGCAATTGCTGAGAAAGTAATTGACTACCCATCACGTACAGCTGACGAAGTAGTTGAAAAAATCACGGAAGCAAAAGCAGCTGATGAACCTAGGTTTAGCGCTAACAACCCAATGGGTATGAAAAAAGGCGGTAGCGTACGAGCAAAACCTAAAGCTAAAGCTAAATGTATGGCATCTGGTGGTTCTACCTCATCAAGAGCATCATCTCGTGGTGACGGCTGTGCACAACGCGGCAAAACTAGAGGACGGATGGTATAATGAGACCGTCACGTGGAATGGGGTGCATGAAAAAGGATAAGATGCCTGGCTCAAAAGGCAAGACTATTGTACGTAAGGACAAACCGCAGTTCGTAACCGAGTACAAGAAGGGTGGCGATGTAAACCTTCCTGGCTTGTATGCAAATATCAATGCTAAAAAGAAACGTATTGCAGCAGGGTCTGGTGAAAAGATGCGTAAACCTGGAAGTTTAGGGGCACCCACTTCAGACGCCTTTAAGAAGTCAGCGTTAACTGCTAAAAAGTAGGGGATAAACAATGCAACTCTATAGTGTAGGTATGATATGCGGCTTTACTATAGGGATTCAATACGAACTCATTGATAGCCAAGACTACCTAATAATTAGTTTAGGTATCGTAGAAATAGTATTAATTAGGTAGGGGTTATATGGCTTTAAACACAGCAACGTCAGGTACATCCTCTTTTAATCTAGACATAAACAATCTAGTAGAAGAAGCGTTTGAGCGTTGTGGCTCAGAGTTACGTACGGGCTACGACTTAAGAACCGCACGCCGTAGCTTGAATTTGCTTACTATTGAGTGGGCTAACCGCGGCATTAACTTGTGGACTGTAGAGCAAGGCGAGATTCCTTTAGTACAAGGCCAGATATTGTATGCGCTACCTACCGAAACCATTGACTTACTAGATCAAGTGGTGCGTACAGGTACAGGGCAGAATCAAGTAGACATCAATATCACGCGTATTAGTGAGTCTACATACATTACAATACCTAACAAGAACGCACAAGGGCGTCCAATTCAAGTATGGATTAACCGCCAGACAGGTAACACTAACTCAACAACCTCTACGCTATCTACTACAATAACCGCAGCATCTACATCGATTGCGCTAAGTGACGTGACAATGCTAGGCTCTACTGGGTTTATCAAGCTAGATAACGAGATCATCAGCTACAGCAATTTAGATAAGTCAACTACTTCATCTGCGGGTACATTGAGTAACCTAGGCCGGGGCCAACAAAACACATTAGCTGCAGCACACACTGCTGGTGCAGCTGTTACGGTAACAAACGTGCCTAACGTGAGCGTCTGGCCAGTTCCCGAACAAAGCAACTACTACACACTAGTGTACTACCGTCTACGCCGAATCCAAGATGCAGGTTCAAGCGGCACTAACACACAAGATATACCGTTTAGGTTCTTACCTGCGATGGTTGCAGGCTTAGCGTACCACTTAAGCATGAAGATACCAGAAGCGTTACCTAGGGTACCAATGCTAAAAGCAATGTACGAAGAAACGTACCAACAAGCCGCTGATGAAGACCGTGAGAAAGCAGCACTAAGACTAGCGCCTAGAATGCAGTTTATAAGGTAGTGTTATGGCGAGTAAATACTCAAGTGGTAAGTTCGCAATTGCACAGTGCGACAGGTGTAATTTTAGGTATAAGTTATCGCAACTAAAGCGGTTAGTCATTAAGACTAAGAACGTTGATATATTAGTGTGTCAGAATTGTTGGGAGCCAGATCAGCCCCAGTTACAACTAGGTATGTATCCAGTTAATGACCCACAAGCAGTTAGAGACCCACGACCAGATACAAGCTATTTCCAATCAGGTCTAAATGGGTTACAATTAACGGAAACAACGAGCGTTAATCCAAACTCAACTGGGGTTCCGTTACAAGGTAGTAGGGTAATACAGTGGGGTTGGAATCCAGTAGGGTTACGTGATCCGTTTAACTTAGAAGTAAACAACTTGGTAGCAGTTGCCTCAGTCGGTACTGTAACCGTAACGACGACATAGGAGAAGTAAAATGGCATTTAAAGCAGGCGCACAAGGTATCAACACCAAAGGTAAAACCAAAGGCAAACAATTAGGTATCGACGGCGCTAAATTGCCTGTTGATGGTGGTGTTTCTAAGGGTGGTAAAGCACGTTCAGTTAAATCAATCGACATGAAGAAAATGGGTCGTAACTTAGCTCGTGCAGCTAATCAAAAAGGCGGATAATATGGCAGAATATAATCAACCAAAAGTAGTACCCAATGCGGATATCAGTTACCAAACTGACCCAAACAACATAAGTGCAGACAAATCTAATGGCTGTATTCCAGCTCGTCGCGTAAGCGGTGGTAATCCTGCGCGTAATGAAGTTAAAACAGCTGGCATGAAGCAACGTGGTAGTGGTGCTGCTACAAAAGGTTTCACTTCACGCGGTCCGATGGCATAAGGTAGGTCAATGAACTACACCCAATTAGTTGCAGCTATTGAAAGTTACACCGAGAATCAGTTTGAAACGGCTGATATAAACACGTTTATACAAGAAGCAGAACAACGTGTATATAACTCAGTACAATTGCCAGCTTTGCGTAAGAACGTGACTGGTAATCTAACTAGCGGTAACAAGTATTTAGCTTGCCCTTCTGATTGGTTAGCAACGTTTTCACTAGCTTTAATTAATGGCAACAACGAGTTTTCATACTTACTGGATAAAGATGTTAACTTTATTCGAGCATCGTATCCTGATACTGATGCCGCGTTCTACGGAACCCCAGAGTATTATGCACAGTTTGATCAGAACACGTTTATATTAGGACCAACACCAGACGCAGGCTACAGTATGGAGTTGCACTACTTCTATTACCCACAGTCAATCGTTACTGCAGGTACTAGTTGGTTAGGTGATAACTTTGATTCTGTACTGCTATATGGCGCATTATTAGAAGCTTACACTTACATGAAGGGTGAAGCTGATGTTATGGCAGCGTATCAAAAGCGTTACGATGAGGCTATGGTCTTGTTGAAACAATTAGGTGATGGTAAAAATAGGCGCGATGCATATCGCAACGGGCAAGTAAGATACCCAGTAATGTAATTTAGGAGAAACAAAATGGCAATTTCACAAGCAATGTGCACGAGCTTTAAAGTTCAATTATTGAGCGGTGCACAAAATTTTAATACAGGTACAACAAAGGTTTATAAAATCGCGTTGTATACTTCAGCAGCATCATTAGGTGCAGGTACAGAAGATTATAGCAATAACACTGGCGACGAGGTACCTAACGGTGGCGGATACACTACTGGTGGTAATACACTTACAGTGTCACAAATTCCTACGGATGGCGGTTCCGGTACTACAGCGTTTATTGACTTTGCGGATACTACTTGGTCAGCAGCGACAATCACTGCTCGTGGGGCGTTGATTTATAACAGTACTGATGATACTTCAGTTGCGGTGTTAGACTTCGGTTCAGATAAAACATCTACCGCTGGTGACTTTACAATCATATTCCCAACAGCAGACGCAACAGACGCAATTATCCGTATAGCCTAGAATAGGAGTCTCAAATGGCTCTAGTTCTTAAAGACCGGGTTAAGGAAACCTCAGTATCGACTGGTACTGGGGCGTTTGCACTTGCTGGTGCAGTAGGTCCATATCAAGCGTTTAGTATTATTGGTAATGGCAATACAACCTACTACTGTATAGCAGGGCAAACCACTAATGAGTGGGAAGTGGGCATTGGTACATACAACTCTGGTACTGATTCCATATCTCGCGACACTATACTTGCCTCGTCTAACAGTAATACTATTGTTACATTCTCTGCTGGTACTAAAGACGTATTCATAACCTACCCGTCAGAACAAGCAGTCTATCAAGAGATAGATGGTAGTCTTAAACTTATTGCGGGGGTTATTGAGGTTTCTTTAGATGGAACTAATGGTACTACACTAAATAATACCGCCTTCCAAGCATTTACTACTACTAATGATTTCTTCCAAAACAATATCCAAAACCTAGATAATGGCTCAGATGCTTCAGCAGATTATGTAGCTACTAATGATGTTGGTGACGATGCTAAGAACTATGTAGACTTAGGTATTAATAGTAGTGGGTTTACTTCAGTTTCATTTCCAATATATACCGCAAACTCAGCGTACCTATATAATCAAGGGGATGGGGTTACTCATGGGGACTTATTTGTAGGTACTGGAGACATTGGGGATGTAGTTATCCATGCCGGTGGTTTTACTACTGGGGATGTAGTAGCAACTATTAAATCAGATACTAAGAACCTACTAATCGGTACAACTACTGACACAGGCGAGAAAGTGCAGATTGCTGGCAGTGCTATCATTACAGGTGCGGCTGAGTTTGGGGATACTGTTTTACTTTCTACTAACCCGACAACAGCCTTACAAGCCGCCACAAAACAATACGTAGATAACCAGGTCACTGCAGGTCTTCACATCCACGCCCCTGTACGCGTTGAGACAACAGGTAATCTGACTGCTACATATGTGCAGGGTGGTACAACATTTAACATTACAGACATTACTTCGACTACTACGGTTACGACTTCTGTAAACCACGGTCTAGTAGTAAACGACCAAATCTGGCTGACTACCACAGCAGGTAATGGCTTATCTATCAACACGGCTTACTTTGTATTCTCAACCCCTGCATTAAATCAGTTAACGCTATCGTTAACCTTTGATGGTACACAAATCACAGGGCTAACTAATGCCGCTGGTCTAACATACGCTACACGAGCAAACTCAGGGGTAGGAGCTACATTAACGAACGCAGGTACTCAAGTTGCACTAACAGTTGATGGTATTGCATTAAGTGTAGCAAACCGAGTAATGGTTCGCTTACAGACCAACGGCGCTGAGAATGGCGTATATGTAGTAACTACTGTAGGTAGTGGGGCTACTAACTGGGTATTGACTCGTTCTGCTGATGCCAGTGTAGTAATCCCAGGGGACCCAAATGGTTTAGGTACTGGCGACTACTTCTTTACACAAGAAGGTGTACTTAACGCTGGTGATTCACACGTATTGACCACCGAACCAAACACAATGATTATCGGCTACACGACGTTAACATATACACAGTTCAGTGGTGCGCTTACTTACACGGGCGGCACAAACATTGACGTTACAGGTCAGACTATATCTCTTACAGGTACAGTTGCGGCTACTAATGGCGGTACAGGCACAAGCACTGTAACTACAGGCGACTTACTATATGGGTCTGCTACAGATACATGGTCTAAATTAGCTAAAGGCTCTGCATACCAATCGTTAATGATGGATGCAAGTGGTACAAATGTTCAATGGAATGCCTTAGCACTTAACCAATCAAATGCAGTGTCAGGTACCCTAGGGGCTACAAACGGTGGTACAGGGACAAATAATTATGCTACTGGGGACATGCTTTACTCATCGGCGACAAACACAATCGCTAAGTTGTCCGGAAATACCTCTACTACTAAACAATACCTATCTCAAACGGGCACAGGCGCAGTTTCTACAGCTCCTAGCTGGGCTACTATATCGGCGGCGGATATCGGTGCAGGCACACTTCCTGCTACTCGTGGTGGTACAGATAATAGCTCTTATGCAGTTGGTGATATCCTTTACGCAGACACAACGACAACCTTAGCTAAACTTGCTGACGTTGCTACAGGTAATGTATTGATATCAGGTGGAGTAAGTACAGCTCCGGCTTGGGGTAAAGTAGCCCTTGCTTCTGCGGTATCAGGCACACTAGGTATTGCTAATGGTGGTACAAGCGCCACAACAGCCAACGCAGCATTCAACGCCCTAGCGCCTAGTCAAACCTCTAATAGCGGTAAATACTTAACTACTGATGGGACAGATACGTCTTGGGCAACTGTGGCCGCAGGCGGAACTTTCAGTGCAGGTACTACAGGCTTTACCCCAAGTTCACCTACATCAGGCGCAGTTACTTTAGCGGGTACATTGAACATAGCCAACGGCGGTACAGCCTCAACAACAGCTCAAGGTGCGATGAACACACTAGCTGGAGCAACAACTTCCGGCTCCTACCTACGCGGTAACGGCACTAACGTAGTAATGGCTACAATCGTAGCGGGCGATGTTCCAACTCTAAACCAAAACACTACTGGTACAGCGGGGTCTATTTCTGGGTTTAATAACCCAACGACAGCCCCCACTGCTAACACAATAGTATACCGTGATGGTTCAGGAGATATAGCGGCTAGAGAAATTGTTCTGTCTTCGGGGCTAAGTGGTGTTACGCCCACAGTATTAGTATCAATGTATCCAACAACAAACCAAATGGTTCGTACAACCCCAGCCGCTGTCGCCGCATCTTTATCTGGTCAGACAATGAACATCAACGGGTCATCAACATCATGTTCAGGCAATGCGGCATCTGCTGGGTATGTAAATAATGCCAACGCATATACAAACGGAACAGATGGATGGTGGCGTTCTGCTGGTCAAGCTGGATGGTATAACGCAACATACGCTGGCGGTATTTTTATGCAAGATACCACATGGGTTAGAACATACGCATCAAAAGCATTTTATAGCGACAGCACTATTGCATCTGCTGGACAAATTATTGCCTATTATTCAGATGAAAGATTAAAAACTAATTTAGGCAATGTAAATAATGCGCTTGATTCTATTTGCAAATTAAATGGTTTTAAATATATAAATAATGATTTAGCAAAATCATTTGGTTATACAGATGAAAAAACACAATTAGGTGTTAGCGCACAGGAAGTGGAATCATTATTTCCTGAAATTGTTACACTTGCGCCATTTGATATGGAAACAGAAGAATTGACTGGCGTTATAAAATCAAAATCAGGTCAAAATTATAAAACGGTTGATTATGCAAAATTAGTTCCCGTTTTAATTGAAGCAATTAAAGAATTAAAAGCGGAAGTAGATGAGCTAAAGAAGGCTAAATAATGTTTGGGTTTAGTCCTCTAGCCGCTGCACCCTTTGCTGACGTAGGAGCCTCTACACCTAGTACAGTATTTCCATTAGGCGTAGAGGGCACTGCGTCTGTTAACTCGGTTACTGTAGTAGCAGAAGCAAACGCGTACCCACCAGGGCTGTATGCAGTAGGTGAACTTGGTGACATAACCGTTTACCCAATTACAAATGTATTTGCTCCTGGGTATGAAGCAACAGCGTACTTAGGTAGTGTAGTAGCGACTGCAGCTGCAAATGCTCCGGTAACAGGGCTTGAAGCAACAGGGTATTTAGGTAGTGTAACTACGACAGCTGGGGCAAACGCATATCCTACTGGGGTATTCGCTACTGGTGAAGTTGGGGACGTAACTACATATGCTGCGGCTAATGTATACCCAACAGGGGTTTTTGCTACAGGCGAGACTGGGTTTGTTACATTCTCACTAGGGGCTACGGTATTCCCTAACGGCGTCTATGGTACAGGTTATGTAAACAGTGTAGTAGTTAACGCGGCTGGTAACATATATGTTACTGGGGTACAAGGTACTTGCGATGTAAATAGTGTAACCGTAACAGGCGATGCTAATATATACCCAACTGGATTGCAGGCAACGGGTGAAGTAGGTAATGTAACGTTCTCTCTAGGCGCTACGGTATTTCCTACAGGAAACTTTGCAACCGGTTTTGTTGGTGATGTTACAGTTACTGCTAAAGCCACGGTGTATGCAACGGGTAATGCAGCGACAGGTTATGTAGGTTCTGTCTCGATAACTGGTAAAGCCAATATATACCCAACAGGCGTATTTGGCACTGCTCAATTAGGCAATGTAGTTGCTTACCCAACAACGAATGTATTTGCTACAGGTGTATTAGGTACTACGTTCTTAGGAACAGTATCGGTAACAGGTAAAGCTAACATATACCCGCTAGGGGTACAAGGTACTGGACAAGTTGGATTTGCCTTAGTGTGGGGTCAGATCGATGATTCACAAACGCCAAATTGGGGTATAATCGACGACAGTCAGAGCAGTATTTGGACAGCAATTAACGACTCACAATCAGTAACGTGGGTAGCAATAGACGATAGTCAAAGTAGTAGTTGGACTAACATTAACGACGCACAAACACCAAACTGGACAGGGATACCATAATGACAGACACTATACCTAAACAAGAAGATGCAGTAAAATGCGATAACAAAGAAACACAAGCAAACGAGATCCCACAAACAGAATCGCAAAGCGTTTCAGTGATGGTTACAGGATTTTCCTTATTTGCTACTACTTTAAAATAAAGGAATTACAATGGCAAGTACCTATTCACCACTCAAAATAGAGCTTATTACCACAGGCGAGCAATCGGCTACGTGGGGTACAACTACGAACGTTAACTTAGGTACTGCTATAGAAGAAGCAATTGTTGGGTCAGCAGACGTTACGTTTTCTAGTGCTAACGTCACACTAACTCTAACAGATACTAACGGTACTCAGGCAGCACGTAACCTACGACTACGACTAACTGGCACGACAGGTGGCGCTAGAAACTTAATCGTGCCGGCGATTGAAAAACAGTACATTGTAGTAAACGAGTGTGCCGACGCAATTACAGTTAAAAATGCTACAGGTACTGGGGTAGCAGTTCCACCTAGCCTTTCTGCCATACTATATAACGATGGAACAAATGTAACATGTGCTAGCATATATTCCACATCAGTAGTTACCCCTACCCTAGCGGCGACAGACGCTGTGTTCATAAATGCATTGCCGGTTACATCAGGTGGCACGGGCGTTACAACTTCTACTGGTACGGGTTCAGTAGTTCGTGCATCTAGCCCAACCCTTGTTACTCCTGCGATAGGAACACCAACTTCAGGCGTATTGACAAGTTGCACGGGTCTTCCGCTAACAACTGGTGTTACAGGCACACTTCCAGTTGCAAATGGTGGTACGGGCGTCACTACAAGTACGGGTTCAGGCAATGTGGTGTTGTCTACGAGTCCAACACTTATAACCCCAGCGTTAGGCACTCCCTCTGCATTAGTAGGGACTAATATTACCGGCACTGCAGCAGGTCTATCTATTGGCGGAAATGCAGCAACAGCAACAAGTGCCACAAATGCTACAAACGCCACAAATGCGACAAATGCTACATTGGCGGCCACAGCTACGAATGCACTAGCTTGTTCAGGTAACGCGGCTACAGCTACAACTGCTGCTAATGCTATAGGGGTAGGTCAAACTTGGCAAGACTTCACATCCACTCGAACCTC